ATGGGCACGATCACATCACGTAAGCGCAAGGACAATTCGACGGCCTACACGGCGCAAATACGGATCAATCGGGACGGGAAGACAGTTTATCAGGAAAGCCAAACCTTCGATCGTAAGCAGGTTGCGCAGGCCTGGATCAAGCGTCGAGAAACGGAGCTGGCGGAACCGGGTGGCATCGAGCGGGCGAATCGCAAAGGTGTGACGATCAAGAAAATGATCGAGCAGTACCTGGACGAGTACGAGAAGATCCGCCCGCTCGGGAAGACCAAAAACGCCACGCTGAAGGCGATCAAGGATACCTGGTTGGGCGAGCTCGACGACTCGGCGTTGACCAGCCAGAAGCTAGTGGAGTTCGCGCAATGGCGGATGAGCAGGGAGGGCGGCGGTGTCCAGGCGCAGACGGTCGGGAATGATCTGTCGCACTTGGGTGCGGTGCTGTCCGTGGCGCGCCCGGCGTGGGGCTATGAGGTCGATGCGCTGGCAATGCCGGACGCACGTAGGGTGTTGCGTAAGCTGGGCATGGTGAGCAAAAGCAAGGAGCGTAACCGGCGGCCGACCTTGGAGGAGCTGGATAAGCTTATGGAGCATTTTTTCGAGGTGCTGAAGCGCCGTCCGGACTCAACTCACATGCCGAAGTTGATTGCCTTCGCGATCTTTTCGACTCGTCGCCAGGAAGAAATTACGCGGATCCGCTGGGACGATCTTGATGAATCCCGCCAGGCCGTTCTGGTGCGCGACATGAAAAACCCTGGGCAGAAAATCGGCAACAACGTGTGGTGTCACTTACCTGATGAGGCATGGGCGATCGTTCAGACCATGCCCAAAAAGGAAAAGGAGATTTTTCCCTACAACGGCAAATCAGTGTCAGCAGCCTTCACTCGGGCATGCCCGCTCTTGGGCATTGAGGACCTGCATTTCCATGACCTGCGGCATGAAGGTGTGAGCCGGCTGTTTGAGATGGACTGGGATATCCCGAGGGTTTCGAGTGTTTCGGGGCATCGTGATTGGAACTCGTTGCGTCGGTATACACATCTGCGAGGACGAGGTGACCCCTATTCTGGATGGAAATGGGTCGACAGGATCGACGCTTGTTGAGGTAAGGCTACGAAGACTAAGCGGCTTCTGTATTTTTGCTTAATATGGACCACTGAGAGCAGCTAATCGAGGCATGGAGAAGGGAGCGTCATGAAGAAGCTTGGGGCAAAAGAAAAAAAACGTAAGAAAAAGAAAAAAACCGTAAGCATTTCTGTTCCCTTTCTTGATCCGGACTTTATTGAGAGTGAATCATATCGTCGCGTCCGGTTTCGTGATGATCGAGTTAGTCTTGAAGAAGTGTGCTCAGCACTAGAGGTTGAGTCGGGCCTGCGCGTTATCTATTCCAATGATGCTTCAGCAGTATTAGGAACTATCGATTTTAGTGCCTCGGTCGTGACTATATTTACAGTGGGTAGAAGTTTGGATATGCAACGTTTGGCGTTGGCTCATTGTATTGGTCATGCTGCTCTGGACCATAGTAGGTACATGGAGTCAGGGCTTGTTTACGATTCGCATGTGGATATTCGGCTGAAGCCAAACATATCTATTAATGGTTCAAGCAGCTTGGAGTGGCAGGCGAGATCTTTTGCTTCGAGTTTACTGATGCCACGTCAGGTTTTTTTAAGTTATTTCTCGCACCTTCAGGAAAAATTAGATTTCAGGAGTCGTGGGCATGGGCCCATTTATTTGGATGATCAGCTTTGTAATCGAATGTTGTACGCAGAAATAGTCACTGAGATGCGAGTTTTTTTCGACGCTCCCAAAGCGCTTGTGGCGTTCCGTATCCATGCGCTCAAACTGTTGACTGATGCTCGTAGGCCGCTGCGCGTTACCGAAGACGTGGCCGCAGAAGCGCTAAATACATTTTTCAAGTAGGTTTGGTTTTTGATGTGCGCTGTGGCTTTTTGGTTGCTTTTTTAAATTTCTTAGTGGGGATGATTATGCGTAAATTTTCAAGTGGTGTCGAAGATAAATTATATGTCCCGCTGAGCGAGAAAAAAGCCAATGCTTTAGTGGCATCCAATGCTGTTTTTGACATGTTAAAAACTTTGACTGATGCGGAAATTGCTGCTGTGCTGATGATTCAACATCTTACAAGTTTTGATCAGGGGAGGAGTAAGGTTTTTTCAGCTGAACGGCTCTTGGCTAATCTAGTTGCATGGGGGGTTAGGCAAAAGCAGGATGGCGGAAGTTTAGTTCAGGAAGTAGCGCGGTTGTTCGACGAGAGTAAGTTAAGTTCTGGGCTGGATGTATTGCGCGATACAGGGATGGAATTATTGTCTCAAGATGATGTGGATGCGGGTGAATATCTGTTGGGTGATGGTAGTTGGGATTTTGACTATCGAGTTCGCCACTATAAAAAAGTAGCCGCATTCAAGGCGGAAGTTGAGACGCCTAAGGGCAAACTGTTGGTGTTGAGTGCCCCGCAGGATCTTATCGTTCGATCCTTTCTAGCGGAGAAGGATGAATCGATTCATATTCAGGGTTACGCCGGCACTGGGAAGACGTATCTCATCTCTTCGTTGGCAAAATTTATGGATCCATATACAACATTGGTGCTCGCACAAACCCAGGCTCAGTTGTACCAGCTAACCTATCGTTTGCAACAGGGGAATATTGTTGCAAGGACGTTCATGATGTTGGCGATGGAGCTACTGGTAACGAAATGTCCACATCTCGTCGAGGCGGCGGATGACTACCTCAACCTGAGTGATTCTGAAGTATCACGGGTCTTGAATATAGGGTCTGTTGGGGTAATAACTCCCGCTAGGGTTACGGCAATTTGCAGGCGAGCTGTAAAGAAGTACTGCCAAAGCGGGGATAAGTATATATCCAAGTGGCACCTACCTTACATCAGAGAAGATGTCACTCCAATTGATGTGGCAGTTCTTGTTCGATATACAGAAAGAATTTGGGAGGCGACGATGTCTCCTCCAGTTTACGAAGTGAAGTTTCCAGTGCGTGGTTTTCACTTGATTAAGTACTTGTCGTTAACTGAGGAAGTTATACCTGAAAGGTTTGCTCACGTAATTGTCGACGAGAGTCATGATCTTTCTCGTCCCATACTTAAAATTCTTGATAGAAGTCCTCAGGCAGTCATAACCTTGGGGGATGAATATCAGTGTATCAATGGTCCTGTGTTTAAGCGGTCTAAAAATATACGCCAGCGGGATATCACACTGTCAGTGAGGGCTGGAAAGAATATGGAGGATATCTTGAATCCTCTAATTGATGCGCATCCAACGAAAATTAAGCTGCCTTTCGAAGGCGGCAGCAACGATGGAACCAAAGTGGTTTATTATGATATTGGCAAGGTGCCTGACAGGCCTTCGACGATTCTAGTTGATTCCGAGTGGGGGATGTTTGAATGGTTTCAGCGTTTGTCTCACGCGGGCCAGCGTTTCGCTTTGTTGCATGGATCGAAGCAGGAGTTTGTCAATTTTATGACGGATTGCATAAATCTGTTTCATCGCGGTGTGCAACCCAAGCATAGAATTTTATTTTTTCACACTTCATGGGATTCATTGGCCCAAGCTCAAATCAATAATGGGGTGTTTGAAAAAATCGAGGCGATGTTGATACGAGGGTATGATATAGAGAAGCTTAACACTTCTTTATTGTTGCTTGATGATGTCTCGCCAGGCGGTTATCAGTTGGGTATGATAGGCAACGTAAAAAATGCGGAGTTTAATTCGGTCATGCTTGCTCCAGATCTGTTAAGCGAAATTAAGCCTGGAGACGTTCTAGGCTATGACAGGAAAATTTGTGCATTGTACACCGGTGGATCCCGAGCTAAATATGAACTGCTAGTGCCTGGGGGCATCGGAGAGTGGATTGGAAGTCAGAAATACAACGCAATCAAAAATAAATGATCTGATACTGGGCTACTTCTGGTCGTCGCAGGTTCAGTAAGAGGGGCCACAATGGCCCCGTTCATTTGGTTTAGGCAGCACGTCCCATAAATTTATTTTGCTCGACAGTAGCTTTCTCACGCTGCCTGTCTATGTAGTCTGCTAAGTCTTTCAAATGGACGCCAAGGGCTGCTTTTTGGCTGTTAGCACCTAGTCGTACAATCGGTATGTCTATCTCACCCGATAAACATTTAAGTTTAAATTTCTCAACCGTCAAAAACATATAATCGGCGCAAACACGGCTCAGTGGAATAACTGCCTGGCCATCGTACTGGGCCATAAGTAAAAACAGTGTGTTCATGCTTCCTCCTGGGACTTCTTCATCGCCAGACAGACTTGGGCAGGCTTCTTCGCGTCCAAAACGTCTCGCTTCCAAGATCGACGCATCCATCCAGTAAAGCCCGCTCTATACGCGTAAAGCTCACGGGCGAACGTATCGGATGCACTCGCATCTGGTGATCTGATGTACGTCCCGCGTCGGCGGCAGTACTGCACGCCTTCGGGAACTGGAAACTCTTTCTCGAACTCGCTGCGTTCATCAATCTTTGCGCCATTGACGGCTGCCTGCTTCGAAGCGTCTTGATCAGGCGGAAGGGGCTTATACCCCACGACAGGCTGCGCGGGCGGGCGATTCTGAGCGATTAGCGTTGCCTTAGGGTAGGCTGCCTCGCGCAGCTTTTCGTGGGGTATAAGTGCCTCGGGAGTGCTGCTGAGAGGAGCAGTAATGCCTACTGCTACGCAGCAGAGACTCTTTGTTTCTCGTGCGTTGACCACTCCGACGTTACAGAGCAAAGCGGTTGAGGTCTCGGTGGTTTGCTGTTGGATCTTGATGCCGCTTTCCTCCGACGTTTGATTGCCAGTTGGTCCATCAACCGCTGGTGATCGGTGGCGCTCGGCCCAGCCATCGATCAAGCCGCCTCTATAACCAACCCAGTAGAGAAGGGTGGCGCCTAATATGAGGCTGAGCAGTGCGCAGATTTGTATTGCGGTCATGTGGTGTGCTCCTAGTGGTTTAGCTTGGCTGGTGGTGGCAGCCGTTACGCTTGCTGGTAGCGCCTCTAAAATGGTTACGGCTTTTCTTGCTCCAACCATTGAATATCTGGGGCTTCTTTGCGCAAGGCGTAGTACTCCACCTGGACTTTGGCGCTGGAGATCATTTTTCCTCCGAGGTTCGCTAGCTCGGCTGCCTCGCCTGGTTTGATTTGCCCTGCCTGTAACTGACGGAAAACATCAGCTAAGTTTTTGCGTAATTCTTCAGCATTCTTCATTTTGTTAATTCCTTTACCTTGCGCTTAATCAGCATTTGTATTTTTTTTACTTCGACGAGGGCTTGTGGGATTTGTGCGTATGAGGTTGCCGTACCCTGGGACAACATGTGTCTTATGTAGGGCGTGGAGAGCCTCCGGATAGCATCTCGTTTGTTTTTTCTGCGGATAGAGCGATATGTTTCTGGGTTCGCTATTATCCAGTCAGCGCTATATTTTCTATTACAGGGAATGCAGTTGAAGGTGTATCCGCGCAGGGTTCTGCTGTTTATGTAGAAATTACTTACGGGAAAAACTCCATTACATGTGCCGCAAGACAGGCTTGTAGGTAGTTCTAGTCCTAGTTTTTTGCGTCGTTCAGTCATAAGTGTTGGGGTTTCTTTGACTCGACGTTCTTTGCGTCTGGCAGAGTCACATTGCTTACAGTAGTAAGCTAGACCGTCTTTGCTCCCTTTGTTGGCGTGAAACATTGTGGTTTCAATAATATCGAGGCATTTTCTGCACTGCTTTTTTTGCTTCTCCATGTTGCCTCCTCTAGTTGTTTCGTTTGTCATGCCCGACTGGTTCTCCCTGCGGTCGCAGCATCTCTTCATCGGCCTTGTAAGCGCGGATATCGATCAGCGAGGCGACGTGCCGGATGTGTGCGTACTTCGGCGCCTTGCGGCTGTTGTCCAGCGTGGTAACTGGCAGTTGGATTCTGCCGTTGTTAATTTCAGCCACAAATGATTGCTCGTTGAGGTTGCGGAAATACTGTTCCCGCACTTTTTCCAGCGGGATAAGCACGTCGCCGAAGATGCGGTAGAGCAGTTCTACAGTCACCGATTCCGGTGCCGGCATCAGTCGTAAGGGATTTTGGCTGGCGTCCTTCATGCCGCGTCCTTGTTCGCTTTTACCAGATGAAGATCTTTAAGTGCCTCTTCTGCTGTCTTGCCAAAACCCATCAAGTAATGACCGTCAGAATTGACCGTCATGATTGCGCTGAGCCGGTACGCCTGGGATTCGCGGATGTCGAGAGTGGTGTAGTAACTCTTCATATCCAGTTCCACCGACAGAAACTCAGCAATGGCCGCCAGTTTGATATGTTCCTGTTGAGCCAGAATCAGCGGTTCCGCATGGAGTTGCGCGGCGGCGCCGATCTGGTTGATCGCTTCGGCAATGTTTGTCTGGGTCCTTTGCTCCGCAGGAATGCGCAGCAGATCGATGAGGTGTTGATCAATCAGGTTGCTGTTCATTGGGCTTTTTCCTTTTGGGGTGATTCCATGCATTCAAGCAATGCGTCTTGGTCAGCTCCCGCAGATGTTCCGGCACTTCGAGGAGCGCGGCGTTGCGCTCCTCGCGTGTGCGCATAGCGACAATCTGGCGGGCGTACTCCCTAGGCCACGTCACGGTTGTCGGCCGGAATAGCCGGTAGTTCGATCCCCAGCTGTTTGGCAAGCCAGCAAACGCCGGCTTGCTTGACTCGGGTTGACTGGCTGTATTGCATGCCGAGTTTTTCGTGATACCAGTTGCCGTTTTTGATTCCGAGGAACTCGCGATCACGGGTCGGATAGGCTGGCAGGTTTTGCTCGTTGAGCAGTCCTTTTTCCCGCATGAGGCTGATTAGCTTTGGTCGGGTGATACCCAGGTGTTTGGCGGTTTGAGCGAGCGTGCGTTCCATGGCTGCCCCCTAAGCTGCATGCGCCGCGGGAGTCGCGACGGCAGCCAGATGGTTGATGGATTCGGTCACTTGCTCGTAGATCTCGGCATCGGTACCGCACACGGTGAAGCACTTGGTACGGGGGCGTTTGACGCCAATGCTCATGATGGTGGTGATGCCCGGGCGCGTTTGAGTGCGATGGATCGCGACGTGGATGGGGAGTTCGAAGCCCATGTCGAGGCTCAATGCGCCACCGGTGCGCACAAGGTCGAACACTCTCTGCCTGTTCTCGAGATCAAACCGAGCATATTCCCGGTTAGCGTGAGGGAGGCTTACTTGATCGGCCGTGTTGCTAGGATCGAGCGGGCCGTTGGCAATCTCTTCGATAAAGTCTGCCAGTTTCAGGTGCATCTTTTTTTCGTTCTGCAGGGTCAGCGTGTGGCGTTCGCTGCCCAGCTCTACGGTAAATAGGGTGTCAATTGTGCTGCGTTCAACCTTCAGGCGAAACGACAGTGCTTCGCGCTGTGGCGTCGACCGCAGGGTGTGATTGAAAGTCTCGCTCAGATTGACCTGGGCGTTGAGCAATTGCAGGGTGCGGTTTTCGAGTCTGAACTTTTTCATGCTGCGTGCCCTCCACCGTTTGGATGAGGCGGTGGGGGTGCGGCGTGGGTTGCAGGCTTGGTTTTGTGGGGAATGAACGCGCATCCGAGCTGTTGTGCCAGTCGGCGGACTTCCATGATGCGGAACGGATTAGCAGCGGCCGGATGGACGTGCAGGGTGGCTGTGGTGTGCATAGTATTGCCTCGCTCTGTGGTGAAGAGTCAGGCAAATATCACGCATCGTGCTTATACGTGTCAATACGTATCGTGTTAAAAATCTGTATAGCTGTGGAGGAAGCGTGATGATTTCAGAATTCCGCCTACGAGATGAACGTCCATAACATCAGATGCGGCAATGTGGATTGGCATGTGCTCTGCGTTCACGCTATCCAGTCGGTACATACCGTCGCGAAGGTAAATAAACTCCTTGATCATGGTTCTACCGGCTACGGTTCGGACCATCACTTCGTCGCCACTGAAGTAGCTTTTATTCGGCTCAATGAGGACAAATTCCCCATTTTTTATACGTGGGTGCATGCTGTCGCCAGTAACTTTTAGGCCATAAGCGTCCGGATCGTCGCTATGGATATTTAGATACCCATCACCATGTCCTGGGGGGAAATCCAGGGCTTCAAAATAGCCGTCATTGCCCAATTGTGCGTTCCCTACGACAGGGACTCTCCCGTCTTTTGCCCTTCGCGCTCGAGAGGACTCCATGCGTTCTTCGGTGCCTTCAATAACGTCGCCAGCTTCCGAGCCCGAAACCACGTTCGAATTGAAACGGTCATGTCCGGCGACCAAGGCTGTAAAACTGACACCCAAAGCGTGCGAAAGCTTTTGCAGATCTTGAAGGCTGGGCTCCCGGATCCCTCTTTCGTAGTTTCCTATGCGGGATTGAGATTCCCATCCGCAAGCGTAAGCCAGCTCTTGCTGGCTTAACCCTTTCGCTTTTCTGAGTTTTTTGATGCGCGTAGAGAGTGTGTTCATGTGCTTTTTTTACCACGCATTGAAATCTTTTTTTCGCACTTTACGTGTTGAAAACTTCACGATACGTGCTTATTATGGCGGCGAGTCATCGGAGGCCAATTATGAATCGCATCGCGGAGTTTCGAGAAAAGTCGGGAATCAAACAGCGTGATTTGGTTGCAGCGCTGGGTTGGACTCAAACGCGCTTAAGTAATTATGAAGCTGGACGTCGTACGGCCGGGCTTGCTGAATGTCGAGCGATTACCGCTGCACTCAATTGGTTAGGGGCGTCCTGTTCATTGGATGATGTTTTCCCTCCTGATCCAACTGAGCTGAAAGCGAATTAGAAAAAAGGCGACCCACGGGCCGCCCAGTTCCTCCCGACACACACCACCACAGTGCTGTCGGGTCGCAACAAAGGTAGGCGGGCACACCACATGCTGAACCACTCACCTTTATTGCGCTGCCAAGGCACGGATGCCTTGGGTTGCTGCCTTCTCCACCACAGATAGAGCAGCTATTGCGCCAGAGGTAAACGACGGATCGTTTTCCTCGGCACGGTGCCGGTATCGATCGTGAGGATCTAGCCGGCGTTTGGGCCCTTTCAAGCCACGCGGCAAATGTATCACCACTACACGCCGCGCGGCACTGGCAACTTATAAGGATTAATGCCATGAGCCGAATCGCTCTGAGTTGTGTAGAACGAGCACAGCGGGAAATCCTGCCGCTCGATCTAGCGCTTTACCATGCAGCACGAGATTACCCTGGTGGTGCTGCCGCAATAGCCGCGACCACTGGCCGAAATCCCACCACGTTGCAGCACAAGCTTTCACCCACACACCCCAGCCACTCCGTGAATATTCAGGAGTTCGGCGAAATCCTCGAACTGACCAAGGATCGCCGCATTCTCGATGCGGTGCATGCACTGGTCGGCGACACGACATGGCAGGAGTTGGCCGAGGCCTATACCAACGACATGCCTGAAACCTTGACCACCGGTATCGCTGGATACTTCCGACAGGTCGCCGATCTGGCTGATATCTGGGCCAAGAGCATTGGCGATGGCGTTGTGACGGATCGCGAGCTGGCGGAGATTCGCCTGCAGGTGTTTCGCGGTATCCAAGGGCTATTGGGGTTGTTCAATCGCGCCTCGTACGTCAATAAGACAACACGGGGTGCAGACCATGGCTGATATCGCCGATTTTGCGAATGACCTGGTGCAAGAGCGTCTTGATCGGGCACTCGCTGCACGCAACGCCGCCAAGCCCGCATTGGCAGCGCATTCGTTCCTGTTTTGTGTCAGCTGCGACGATCCCATTCCAGAGGCTCGTCGACTTGCCCTGCTGGGTTGCACTCAGTGTGTGGGTTGCCAGTCCATCGATGAGTCGCGGGAGGCCCGCCATGCTCGATGAGGTATTGGGACAATTCGCAGACTATGGCCTTGAGCCTGAGCAGCCGCTGACCTTCGGCAAGCTGACTCGCTGCAAGACTACGCAGGACAAAGGCAAGGAAAAAAATGGTTGGTATGTCGTCCACGAGCACCGCACCGAGAGAAACGAAACGCTGATTTTTGGCAGTTTCGGTGACTGGCGTTCCGGTGAGTCGCAAAAGATCAAGGTAAAGGCCGGACGCATGTCGTCTGAAGAGCGCGAAGTCATGCGCGCGCGGCAGGAGGAGGCCAAGCGTAAAGCGGCCGAGATGGCCGCCAATGCCGCACGGCGAGCGGCGAATCGGGCAGCCAGTCTGTTCAAGCGCATGCCGGAGAAGGGCAAGAGCGCGTATCTGGATCGAAAGCAGATCGTTGGCTTCAAGGTTCGCTATGCGCCACGTACCGGCGCATTTTTGGTGCCTATGTGCAACGTGCGCGACCAGATCGTCGGCCTGCAGGTGATCTTTCCTGAGAAGCAAGAAGATACTGGGCGCGATAAAGCCTATTGGCCTTACGGCATGTCGAAAGAGGGTTCTTTCCATCTGATCGGCCCGCATCCTGAGCCGGGCGAGCCGGTGCTGGTATGCGAAGGGTATGCCACGGGCGCGAGCCTGCACATGGCGACCTCGCTCACGGTCGCTATTGCGTTCGATGCCGGCAACTTACTGCCAGTTTCCAAGGCCATGCGCGAGCGTTTCCCCGGTTGCCCGCTGATTATCTGCCGGGACGATGACTGGAAAACCAAGCGCCCGAATGGCGAGCCTTGGAACCCGGGCGAAGAGAAGGCCAACAACGCCGCGTTGATCGTCGGTGGCCAGGTGGTCGCGCCGGTCTTTTCCGGCGAGCGCGAAATCAAGTGGACCGACTTCAATGATCTGCACATTGCCGAAGGTTTGGAGTCTGTCCGCCGCCAGGTACTTGCGGTGGTCAAGCCTCCTGCAGCTGGTGGCTGGAAGGATATGTTTGCCCGCACTGAAAGTGGCTCTTTAATCGCACATATGCAAAACGTTGAGCTGATTCTGGCCAACGACGAGCGCTGGTCTGGTGTGATTGGCTTCAGTTCCTTCAGCTCCAAGATCGTCAAACTACGCGTTCCTCCATACGGCGGCACTCTGGGCGAGTGGGCTGACATTGATGATATGCGGGTGATGAAGTGGCTTGCGCAGCAGTACAACCTGCGAGTTAAAACCTCTCATGTGATCGAGGCTGTCAGTGTCGTAGCTCACGACAACTCCTTTCATCCAGTGTGTAAATACTTGGAGGGGCTGGAATGGGACCGTGTGCCGCGCCTCGATACCTGGTTGACCGACATATTGGGTGTAGAGCTAAGCGACTATAGCCGTAAGGTTGGTAAACGCTGGATGGTCTCAGCAGTAGGGCGGGTGATGTCGCCGGGCTGCAAGGCGGACTCGGTGATGATCCTTGAAGGCGCCCAAGGCGCCGGTAAATCCACAGCGCTGGGCATACTGGGTGGCGAATGGTTTATGGATACTCCTTTTACCCTCGGTGACAAGGAGGCGTTTCAGGCCATTCGCGGCAAGTGGATTATTGAGTTGGGGGAACTGGACAGCTTTAACAAAGCCGAGTCGACCAAAGCCAAGCAGTTTTTCTCGGCTTCCACCGACACTTACCGCGAAAGCTATGGCCGAAGATCTATGGACGTGCCACGCCAGTGTGTGTTCGCCGGTACCACGAACCAGGACGAATACCTCAAAGATGCCACGGGTAACCGTCGCTATTGGCCGGTGGCATGTACCAAGGTAGACCTAGAGCAACTTCGAGAGATCCGCGACCAGCTTTGGGCTGAAGCGATGTTTTGCTATGAGGCAGGTGATATCTGGTGGGTCATTCGGGAAGAGGCGCCACTGTTTGCCCAGGCTCAAGAGGAGCGATTTGTAGTTGATGAGTGGGAAGGTCCAATCCTCTCCTGGCTCGAAGAGTCCCAGATCGGCGAGACCGCCACGGGCAGCGAAATCCTCTCCGGTGCGTTGAAGCTGGACTTCGGCCATTGGGGCAAGCCTGAGCAAATGCGGGTCGGAGCAATCATGCACCGGCTCGAGTGGCGCAAGGTCCGGCAACCGGCACTGCCCAAGAGCGGCGTTCGGCCATGGGCATACAAGAAGCCCGATGGCTGGGGGAGGGCATCTGCTCTTGTGCAGGAGAGTTTCGAGGAGCCGTGTTTTGATTAAAGAGATCGATGCACGCCTGCAGACGTGGGCTCAGGAGCTACACAGCGACTTCACCAAAGGCGGACTCGCTGGAGGAAACATGGTCGCCATGATGATGGAAAGCAATGGACAGTTGATTCGTGGACGGCGCGCGTTTCGGGCGCCATTGGAGGGCTCGCTAGATATTGAGTTGATAGTGACTAAGCATCTCGAGCCATTGCATGTGCAGGTCGTCCGCGAGCACTACTGCAATTACGACACCGGCATGCGCCTTAGATATGCCAATTGTGGCTGTGGTCGCGATACCTACTATCAGCGTCTGCACGAAGCGCACCTGCAGATCTATGGCCTGTTGCTGGGGAAGGCTGCATGATCGCTGGCTTCGCTTCGCATGTCTCTGTCCTACTGTCTGGCCTTGTCCGACTGCCGATTAAGGCAGCCGGACAAGTGCGGGGCGCGCTGTTGCTGGGCTGTCCTACTGTCCAACCTTCCCGCAGACATGCACACACGTGAGCATAGCGAGCACGTAATCGCGCCCATGGCGCGCACGCGTGCTTTTAGCTTTATCTCTATACACAAGGAAAAGTTAAATAAGGTAGGACAGTAGGGCAGAGCCCCGAATTTAGGCGCCTGTAGCTGTCCTACTTCGACTCTGCATAGTGGGACAGGTTGGACGGAGCAGCAGAAGCGATAGCCGAGGTGATGTATTCACCGACATTCGCTAGGTGTTCGCCCTGCGTTACCCACTTATTCACCGGGTGGCATTAAAGTGGGGTTGCTGCCACCGGAATCGACCTGTAAAAAGTATCCATCTTCGATAGGTGCGACCGCAGAGAGCGGCAGGCACCACACACCAAACCCGGCCCTTGCGCCGGGTTTTTGCGTTTATGGGAAAGGGCGATGACAAACGAGCAGCAAGCGCTGGCAGAGATGCCGATCTGGTTAGTGATCGTCCTGGCTCTGGTCGGTGGCGTGTCAGGTGAGATGTGGCGAGCCGACAAGGACGGCGCGCGAGGTTGGGCATTGTTGAGGCGCCTGGCACTGCGGTCCGGCGCCTGTATCGTCTGCGGTGTGTCGGCAATGATGTTGATGATCGGCGCCGGTATGACGATTTGGACCGCCGGCAGCTTGGGCTGCCTGACCGCGATGGCCGGTGCCGATGTTGCCATCGGCCTTTACGAACGCTGGGCAGCCAAGCGGCTCGGTGTCTGCGAAGTGCCGCCCGCAGACGGCAAGCAAGGGTGACGCACCGGTTTGGGGCGCCGAAAACTGCCGGGGACCCTGGGGTTATTCGGGGGGTACGGGGTCGGAAACCCGCGGGAAAGTGTTAGCGAACAGTTCACCAGCTTAGTGAACTGGGGTGAACAGGTGAACCCCCGAATTCATTGGGTGAACAGGACATTCCATCATGACGGTAATCAGCAAAACGGAGTTTGCCGCACGGCGTGGCTGGGCCAAATCGTATGTTTCGAAGTTGGCT